AAGGGTAACAATATCGATATTACTGATGAATTGATACCTGGTTTAGGTGGACAAGGACGTTTCACATATCAAGATATATTGAATAATATTAGAAATCCAGAACTTGATCCGTCAACAAAAGCTCTTATAGATTCTTATGAAACGGCTACTAATATTATGGTTAGCGCAGCCACCGAGATTAGTAGATTAAATTTAGAAGCTGCTCAAAAATTTTCTGCGGCTGCTGATAGTCTTATAAATATGCCTTTGCCTAGTCTTGATGATGCTGCCAATCAAAATGCAGCTTTGAGTAATATCGACACCAATGTTGCAGGATTACACGCCGCGGCTACTAATCGTGGTAGTTTATATACACATGACATAACAGCCGAATCTTTATTACGATCTATTGCGAGCGCGGGTGAAAGTGGTACAGGTTTAGGATTGGACGCTTTACCCGATATTAATTTACCAATTTTTGAAAAAATCGCTACAGCTTTACCAAATTTAGATACACAAATATTAAATATGATTAAGACGTTAGAATCATTTAATATAAATATAAATAATCTGTCAAAATCTTTTAATGAATTTGCTACTAGAAACCCAACAAGAAATGCTGCTAATGTTACAAATGTTTTAGAAACGTTTAATACTAACATAGACTCGTTTGTAACTGCTACTAGAAATTTCGGCTCATACATACAACAACTAGAAAATATCAAATTCCCTGATCAAATTACTATGGGTGGCAGTTATACTGTTGATGTTAGAGTTAGTGGAGCAGCAGCTTTTCAAGCTATAGAAGAGAGAGTTCAAGAATTAATAGATGTAGAAATAGGTAAAGAACTAAATATTTTGGTTGAAAAAATAGCAAAATCAACTGGCTATAGAGTTGATCCCAGAAGGAGAGAACCATGACAGACATTATAGATCAGTGCGGTGGATGTGACGGCACTACAACCAATGAAGATGCTGCCAGAACATTTTATGTACCATCTACTATGAAGCAGCCGCATCAAGAATTCGAACTAGTACCTGCTCCATTGTTAAATGTTAGTATGCAACATTTTTATGCCAACGAGAGCATTATCGGATATACTTATAATGTCACACTAACAGGCTATGCATCTAGTAAACAAAACAGACAATCTAATAATGGAGCTACTATTGATTGGGTTGTGAATAGTATAGCTAAAGTGCAAAATATTTTTGACGGAGCAGGAAATGGTGGTAATCTCATAATTATGAGTCCACATTTTGAAAAAGGTCCCTTAATGATTTTTAAGGGAGGAAGGATAAAAAGTCAAAATTATGCACCTAATGATAATCAGTGGGTAAATTATAGTGAATATACTATCGAATTAGAATTTAATGATGTTGAATTTTTTGGTTGCGACACAGAACACGTCAAAGGCTGTGGTGTTGTATTTCATGACGGCACGTCTAAAAAAGATTCCGAAGGGAACGTCATAGGCGTTGACACTGTACAAGAACAATTAGTTGATATCAAAAAATTTAAGATAAAAAACTTTAATGATCAATGGAATATTAATTTAGGAGACGAAGTTTATGATCATGGAAAAGTTGGTGGATCTTTAGATGTTAATAATAAAAGATATAATGTTCAATACACAATTAGTGCTACTGGTCAACACCATTGGGATGATGCGGGAAATTTATTTCCGGCATGGAAACACGCCAAAGCATTTTGCCAGGACAGATTAGTAAAACAAATAAACGGCTTGTATCAAAATTTAGCCATGCATTACATGGGGCCAGAATTAGAACCATGTGAATCTCATGAAAATTTGAAAACAATACACTCTATAGACCAGCCTTCTATACATAATACAATTGGCGCTATGAATATTTTTGATGAAACTATAAGTTTTAATCATTCAGAAAGTGATGGTACTTTTTCAGTTACTTATAATTCGGTAGTAAAAAAAGGCAAAGAAACTTGTATAACTAGCGCTGATACTAATCATGATATAAGAATTAATTACGCTGGTAGTAATACTTGTGGTCAGAATAAAACAGCAAAAAGCGTAAATTTATCAGGAACCATACAAGGATTATTAAGAAATAATCAGGGCTCAATCTTCTATCCTAACAATTTGGGTTTTACATTACCAGAAGATCCCGGTCAGATTAGCTTTATTGGAGAAAGAGACAACGTTAAGCATAAATGGGATAGAGCAAAAGACTTATTAGATAGATTTATAGATGAATGTGATGGTAAAATAATATGTGGAGAATTATGTGACATAGTATTAAAATGTTTAACGCCTCCGGATAATGATGAGTGCAAAGAATTATGCGCCCCATCTTGTCCAAGGCCATCAAATTTCAGCATAACACATAATTATAATACCGGTACAATTGACTACAATTTAGATTTTAGCTATGATAGTAATGATATAGATCAAAATAGATGTAATATTACTATTAGTACAGAGGAACCTGTGCCACTTACAGCGGAATTTACTATACCAGGAAGAGGAATATACTATCAGCCATTAGGTGGATGTACTCCTAAAAAATGGACTGTTAACGCAGAAGGTAGGGTGTCGGGATATGACGATATATCTTGTCAAGATTTGGCTGCTTTAACGTCTGTTTGTGGATGTTTGCCTAAAGGCTGTGTGGATTTATTACCAGAACCTGGTGCCAATTATCTTTTACTTTCCAAACAGCAAACTTTTAACCCTATAGATGGATCCTTTAGTTATAACGCAACATATGCTTGCACAATTTGTGATGCTTATGTAGGATGCGGAACTTGTTAAATATATGAGTAGTACACTAAAAAAACCTGTAATATTAGAAATAGAGTCCGTTAAAGTCGATACATCATCGGACACTATAAGAGAATTGCCCGATGGTACTTTTTTTGTACCTTTTAAACTTCGGGAAGTATTTCCCGACCATATGTCTGTGGTAACAATAAGCGCTGTCGTAGAACCTTTTGATTATTATAATCGTTTATATGGTTTAGGCGGCGTACAAGTTGTTAGAAATTTTGATCGTAACACTAAACAATATGCAGAGATTTCTCATGTAAGAGTTTCTCCAGAGGAACCTCCAAAAGACGTAGAGTGGGGAGCTGTTTTTCCTAATAGGCCAACGTTGGTTCATTTTACAGAACTTTATGTTGCTAATACAGGCAAAAACGATGAAGGAACAATATATGCAAATCTAGATTCTCATCTTAGTGATTCTAAGACCGAAAAACTTGATGATTATGGCGGTTTAACCGTAATGTCCGATACCAGAAATCTTTATGGTCTAATCGTAGAGCCTAGCGGCGTTGGTGGAGAATTGCAAACGGTAGATTTAGCTGATCCTCCAGTAAAATATGCATACAATTTAGTTGTTGGAGCTGCTTCAATAGCGGAAATTCCAGAAAATGTACGGCAACAACCAGAGAATGTCACATTTAACTTTTTAACATCCAAAATCTTAAACCAAGACGATCCCCCAGACGAACCACAGCCAAATGCTACAAATACAGATAGAGATATCAAAGGTTTAGGAGAAAACGAATTCGTATATGAATCTCCTGGTTTTTATTCAGTTTGGTTTAAGGGGGATAAATATGGATCTTTGTCGGTAATGGCAGTGTTTGGTCAAGAAATTAACTATTGTACAAGAACATACCGAGCAGATTACAACTGTAAAGACAGAAGTTGGTCTGTATCATTCCAAAATGAAATTTGTGATACGAATATTTATCAAGATTGGAATATAGTAACTACTGACTCGGAATGTTATGCTACTAAAAAAGTGCCTTGTTTAAATTATAACAACAATTGTGATCTTGTGCCTACGCCAGCTCCTCCAAAGTTAGACATGGCTTCTATATGTTGTGATGTTTGTATATGGCAATTTAAAAAAATATATGATTGCGAAAAAGAATTATGGGTATGTGTTGAAGCAAGTTTAATTTGTGATAAGCCTAGCGGTGGTAATGGCGAATGGGCTGTAGATGGTTGTGAGGCTACCACAACCATTAATTTGGAAATACCTTGTGAGGGTGCCGGCGATTGTCCAAAACCAGATTGTGACAAAGCTCCTCCTGGACCATTTATTCGTCCGCCTGAATGTTGTGAAAATGAACCACCTCCTGGTGAAGTTAACACAGCTATATGTGAGCCGTGTATTGGTAATTGCAAATTTTTAGGATGTAGTGTAGTAGGTTTTAATAGTTCTATAGGATGGAATACCCAAGAAAGTATTGTAAATGTTGATTTAGTAGAAGTTCAATGCCCTATTCCGGGAGATCCTGTGTTTGTGCCAGAAGTATTTACTGGTGCGGATTTAATTGGTTATCCAGTTTATTTTTCTTGCGGAGGATTTTTCTTCGGTGGGTTATTGCAAAATTGGACGTATCAAAGTAATAGTGGTGGAAGAACCTACAATGTCAAAGTCATAGACCCTAGACAAATTTTAGAACAGTGCGTGCTTCTTATCGACACGTATGCTGGACCGCCGGTAAGAACATTGAATTATTTTAATGTTTACGGTTTTTATGAACAAGAAGTTTATACAGACAAAAATTGCGACCTATTTGGCACATCCGAATCAACAGAACGCGGTATGCCTTATAATAAAATTATGGAAGCTTTAAGACAAATGAACCCAGTGATATGTACACCTGTTGGGGCTAATCTAACAATAGATTGGTCTACTTTTAATATACCTGTTCCAGATTATTTTAAGGTTGCTGGACCTAGTATAACTATTTTACAATTGATATCTGATATATGTGACGAGGCTGGTTACGATTTTTTTGTGACTTTAGAGCCCGGCGACATAGTAAGAATATACACTGTGTCAACCAAAAAATACGATCCAATAGAAGATAACTTATTTTTTGGATTTAATAATGTGATAGACTTTACATATGGAAAAGAATTGCGTATCACTAAAACAAGAAATTTATTATTGGGTGAACAACAGCACTATTTAGATGTTGTATATTTTGGAGAACCGGAACAAAATCCTGAAGCTGAAGTTCAGTATGTTTTTAATGGTGTTACCGGAGAAAAGCAGTATAGTACAGGCGCTCCTGGCGATAATAAAGACCCTTTTGAATTTTATTTTGGAGAAGAAGTCGATCCGGCAACAGGCGAAGCCAAGCCTATAGTTCCGTATAAACGAGAATTTGGTCAATTTTGGGTTGATATCGACATAAGAAAATTAAATGTAAATCTTATTATACCATTTCCTGTCGACAGAATAAACATATGTGAATATGACATAAGAACAGCCATGTCTTCTTTTGAATCTTTTTGGAGTTGGATAGCTTATGAAGGAACACCTAGCGAATTAGGTCAAGCAATACAAGCTAATTGGCCGGTAACATATACTGTTGAAGCAGTGTTGCAAAGACTTAACCAGAGTTCTGTAACAATAGCCCACGCTTTATCTGATGTTTCTGCTGTTGCTAATAGTGCTAGAGCATCTGCTAATTTACATTCTTGGCCTCCGGTATTAGAAGATATAAAAAAGGTTCATGAATGGATAGCAGAATTTGGTAGAACTTATTACGGTAGACAATATTTAGTACAACTCAATGAAAAGGTTTGTGTTAAGCCTCATCCAGAAGATTTTGGAGAAAAGTTATATACAGATACTCCAACAAACGATGGAGGTTGGGTTGAACCAGGAATTCCTGTTATGAGATTACAAGATCCGGATTTAGGTCTTTTTAGAACCGATGACGATAGAGTAGGCCCGTTTGCTTTATTCTGTAATCCTTCTGAAGAGATGATTAATAGTGGTCTTGATTTATATTATAGTGGTAATGGTGGTGGAGATTACCAATATACTTTGGGTAGCGGCATACTGGATATAGCCCCTCAGCCTCCACCAACTGGACAAAATACATAAAGGTAAGATAATGGCAACAGTAGATCCTTCAAAAGTTTATCAATACCCAGGTTTTAGATGTGGTAAATTGGATTTAACCAAATTACCTACAGACGATTACTTGGTTATTGAACAAGATTCTTGGATTAGGGCATCTGTTGAAGAAAAGGTTTATCCAGAAGGAGAAAATTCTGGAAAAGTAGTGGTAAAATTTAATGATCCGTGTGTTGCAACTTTGTGTCCAAATGATTTTAAAGTTGGTAGAGAGTTGGCCGGTGCCACGGAAACAATGCTATTTATTCAGAATTTAATCAAATATAAGACTAGTGAAACTAGTGGTAAACCAGAGTTTTATTACATAGATGCTACAGATCTAACAGAGACTTCTCAAAGACGAGTAGATTCAGCACTTGTGAATCAATACGGACTCTACCCACCTGCCGTAAAACCTTGTGCGATAGCAATTCCCTTAAGATCTAATATAAGACCATATGGTCCTTATGCTACTAGTAATTTCCATAATAGTTGTGGAGGAATAAATGTAGAGGTAGATAAAGATATTTGTCCTTGGGTATTTGGTTCTGTAGATCTTATGAATACTGCGGCCATGATAAGATTGCAAAACACAGAATTGGATCCTCTGGTTGTGGGTACAACTGGTAGTGTTACAGTACCTTGCTTGCCTCAGATAAGTTTGGGTCAAAGCATGTTATCTCAAGGCCCAGTATTAAATGGTCTAAATGTTAATTTTTCTTCTGGAGGAATAACCACCTCCTATACTTTTCAAACCTTTACCCCTAAATTTGGTTCTTTTTCTAGGGCAACATTAGATAGATTAAAATTAATAGCTAAAAATAGAAGAGAGCAACTAAAACTATTACGAAATAATACTATATTAAATAATAAAATAGCTCGCAAAAGATCTGCCGTTGATTATAGGGCTAATCCAATTTTATCCAAACAAGATGGTATAGGCAAGGCTGAATCTTTGTCTAGAGTATTTATAGGAGAAATGTTGGATTGGTGGAAACCCGGAGGAGCTTTATGTACTATAAATGGAGAAGTTTGTGAAGCTAGTGGGGATGATCAAAGCTCATTACGTCCAATAAGAATAGATAGAGAATGGCAAACCGATCCCGGTACGTCTACACCGTGTATAAATCCATGTAATGGTTGTAGTGATCGTAGTGTGCCAATGTATGGGCCTTATGAAGAAAAACTATCTATTTTTGATGGGAATAGATTGGAATCTAGTCCGGACTTTGGTGATGGTCCAATAGTACCAATCAGACATAATTCTCAAAGAACTGTTGTCGGTTCTGATACACTTACAAAACAAACATTGGAATTACGTTGGGATTATGAGAAAAAGGCTTTTATGAGTATGGATGGTCTATTGGGACCCATTTCTCTTAGCGGAGATGGTAACTTACCTCAATATGCCAAATATCAACCCAGATGCCATCGTCAAGCCCCACTATCTCCACAGCCACCATTTATATCGTGTTCTGGAGATCTTTCTATAACCGAATGTCCAGACGGGCCTCCGGGTTTCACGAGCGAAACTTGTGGTGTGCCAGTAGAAGTTCCATATTACAACCAAAAGATAGAACAAGTTTTCCAAAACCCTGTACAGAATCCTACATGTTGCCACCATCACGATGGTAGTGTTAGCGGTCATGTTATAGATGCCTTGGGTCGTAAAAGAAGTGTTGATCATCATATGATCATGAACCTTAATCCCGATCAAGATTATGCTGAAGATTATAGATTTTTGGGTTTGCGAGGTCCACTTGTTTTACATGCTTGGGGTTATGACACTTGGGGCAAGCCTATTCCTAATGAAGCCGATATCGAAAAAGATACGATGGAAGGCAAGTTTACGGATGCAAATCTAGTTGACAGATTTATGTGTGAATGGCTTTCTCGACCAGCAACATGGCCTGTTGGTCCTGTAGACTTGAGATTTGATAGAGATCGTGGGGTATGGGTGGCACCACCACAAGATTATAAAGTTACAGTAGTCGAATTATTAGATGACCTAGAGCCATTAAAGACCGCTAGAGCCAGATTAATAAATAAAGATCTAGAAGCAAATAAAGATTATGGTCCAGATTTATGGGGGCATTATGGAGAAAAATTAGAAGCTACAGATGATAGCTCATCGCCATACATTGTAATAGCTGAAGATAGAATAAAAGCCTCTTATGCTAAAGGAACTCGTGTTTATGCCCATTATGATACTTTTAGATGTAATTATATTATATTTGGAGCCGTAGAATCAAACAATAAATCTAGTGAAATTATTAGATTTAAATTATACGATGAATGTATACCTAGTGGAACAGGTTGCGATTGGTTGGCTTATGCTGGATACAGAGACAAATTTTTAAATAGTCACACAATAGGTGTTAGAATAAATTGTGATGGAGACCCTGTTAATGATGATGGCGAAAAAATTTATGCCGAAGATATCGAAAATCCACAAGATAAAAGTAGTATATTTATTAATTTGTATGATACTGTAGGGCAACACGGTCCAGCCTATGCTCTTTATACATCATTTGAAGAATGGAAAGATAAAGCACACAACGGATATGCTGCAAAAATTAGAACAGCACCAATACCAGTAGCTTGTTGTAGCGGAGAAGATCCCAGTAATTCCGGTAATAATCCATACGACATATGTGCTCCGAATGACCAAAATCCTGGACCCGAAGAACCATGTTATTCTGGAGCATGTTCTGGTTCTGAAAGTTGCACTCTGGGAGATGTTAGATGCGGATGTCCTGATCCTTGCTTAGAAAATTATGAAATTTTGTTTTTGGAAGGTTATGCGAGATTTGTACATGCTACATTATTACAAGATCTATATCCGGCTTGCGAAACCGATTATCCAGAAGATCCTTATAAGAGTGAGTGTCCTTGCGGAAATGCCGCAGCAAATATTGATGGCCAATTACATTACGGCAATACGCCTAATGGTATAAGACCCAAATATTTTACGGCTTCTGGAGAAACATCTTTTAGGGTTTTTGATCCGTTCTATAAAATAGAACCATCGGACATGGACGATCCTGGCAAACAATACAAAAGTCCTTTTAAGCGTTTAAAAGCTGGAGAAAGAGTACTAGCAATTTTTAATGAAAAAACAAAAAAATATTATATTTATGAATCAGAACAAATAGACACTTTAATCAAATTTGCTTTAATAGAAGATAAAAGAAGCGTGCATCAAATATGCACAGAAGCAGTTATAGTAGATAATTTAAATAGGCCCATCAAACTATCTGACGGCCAATTAATACAAAATGATGAAGAGCTTAGAGAAAATAAAATTATAGTTGTAGATACTATAGCAGATAAAGCAAAAAGAACCGATACCAATAATTTCTCATTATTCGGCCCTGCTTTAGGCTCAGACAGTTTACAACATCATTATGATGGTGAAGAACTTTTCCATTATGATAGAGGTGCTTATAGCGGTGTTGCACTAAGACCTTTCACTGGATTTGCTAAATATAGAGATCTGCTATGTTTAGATCCTTGTGAAGATTGTCCTGATAGTGGTTGCCACCCATCCGCACCATCTGGTCATGATTGTGAATTTACTGGACCATATAGAAAAATAGAAGTTCCCTCTTATGATATAATTACATTAGAAAATTTTGCTAATTTTGTCCAATTTGAAGTAGCTGAAGATATTATTGAACCACATGTAAATTATGCAGCTAATTATTATCATTATTATGATGGAACTCAGCCTATCGGAAGAAAACACGAATCTTCAGAATATCATCATGATAGATTAATTAATCTAAATGTATATGACATTATTCCAGAAGCAGAAGAGTGGATAAAACGTCCAAGCTATATAGTTGGTGAAATTATAGGAGAAAAGGGTTGGGGGTGTCATGGTATAGGTAAATTAGATTCCCAAAAATCTACAACAGATAAATTAGTATACAATATTATTGATGCTCAAACTCAAGCTTTATTTGGTAAGTTTAGAGTTTTGAATTGTGAAGGTGCTGAGGAATTAAATTATGGTGGACAAGCAAAAAATCATGTCATTTGCGACCCCAAAAATGTCAGAATACATTGGTTTGGTGGTGGTTTTGAATGGCCAGAATATGGTAGAGTTGAAGGAGACTTTTTAACTTGCAACCGCAGAGGCGGTGTTGTAATAAAAAACAAAGAAGAATGGACTGGCAAATGGTATCATGAACCTAATCCTAGTGGTAATAATGGTGCAGTAATTAACATTGGATTAGACGAATATTATATTTACGATGCTTATCCGATTGCTAAGGTTAAATTTGGAGAATTCACTATGCCTTCTGGTTCTGGTGGTCTATGCCCAATACCAGAAGATTGCGAAGAATTTTGTGATTATCTTGATGGAATACATCCAACGTGTTGTCACGACACCACTTCTCCTTGCATGGGGCCTTGGCTACCTTTTTCTGGTGCTCAATATGTTGCATATTGGAATGAAGATTCTAAAGAATATAACATTATCAACGCTGAAGAAGCTCCAATTTTAATAGAAGGAACTCTGGCTAACGCTATAACGTGTTGTGATGGTTTGGCGGATGTTGAGGCGTATGCTGCAAGTAGCGAGGGTTTTGATAAAGAGCCAGTCAAAACCTTATTAAAGAATGTTGATAATCCTAGAGGTTTTTGTGGATTTGCTGGAGATCAGGTTATTGTTCATAGGCGTGCTGTTGGTGATTGCTATAGATATATAGTATTGCATGTTGGCAAACCATGTACTTCTGGTGAAAGTTTAGATTCTGGCAATTGCTTATTGGGCGCCACAGAAGTTCCCCATGATATTTCTGGCTGTGATTATAGGTTTTTTAATGAAAGAATAGAATGTATACCGGGATATTCAGCTGGTGAAGTGCAACAATTAATGCACGGTAATGCTTTTGGTTTAATGTGGGAAAAAATACAATCTTATCAAACCAAAGTTATACATGGTTGTTGGGATGGATCACAAATTTGCGGCATAAGAGGTTATTCGGGTTTTGATGGCGCCGATATACTCGGTTCCTGTGTACCAGTTTCCAATCCCGCATCGTGTTGTCCAGAAAATGGAAGTGTATTTGTGCCTCCAGAAAGTGGTTTGGCTTGGGCGACTGCCACATATTTTGCATCTGCTAGCGGTTGCGAATGGGTTATAACTAATGCTGAATGCTGTGAAGATCCGTGTTTTATTTCTGGATGCGAGGAATGTATAGAATTTATAGAATCTAGTGGAATTTAAATATCATGCCTTCTCAGATAGGAAAATGTCCTTGCTGTAATTGCAAAAAATGTAAGTGCATAAGCATAGTGCAAAAAGGCGTCAAAGTAACTCCTTCTGGTTATGGGGGGTGGAGTCCTGCCCCTAAAATAATTTGCAAACAGAATAGTTTATTTGGTCAATTTATATTTGAAGATTCTTGCGATTGTGGTGGTGCAAACTGTTGTAGACAAAAGGGCTGTACAACTTCTATCATATGTTTGGAGAAAAAATATGTGTTTAGATTTAGAATACAAGGATGTCTTGAAACTTCACGAGATGGCAAACATATTGGCGCTATTTATTATCGCAAAATTGGATGCGGGGTTAAAAAAGCCAAATTTAAAAAAATATTAGAAATATCATCTAAAAAAAGTGGGCGTAAATGCTGTAGATCTAATCAACAAAAAACATGTGAAATTATTCTACCTAGAGGTAGATATGAATTTAAATTCACTGCTGATTCTGTAGATAATGTTGATCATTGCGTTAACATATTGAGATATTATGGCAAATGGTGCGCTTGGCAAAAAGATAAAAAAGTTTGTCCAAGACTACCTACCCCTCCAAAATGCGAATTATATTGTTGTTCTGTAGCTCCAATATCATGTGAAGATTGTATGCCAGATTATAATACGCTTTGTAAGGGGTATCAAGTCCTGGATTGTGAGAATGTTCCAGTAGTTTAATTTGATTTATTATTAGTTGGAACATATTTATGCCAACCTCTATTAGGTAGCCAATTTCCTTCTTCGTCTTTTCTTTTTGGAAATAATGTCTTACCTTTTTTATGTTGCCCAAAAGCAAGAATGGCGCCACAATCTGCGCATCGCAATTCATAATAGTCGTTATCTTCGACATTTCTTACGACAAATCTTATATTTGTGCTCCCACATAATCCGCATTTTTCTTCTGCAAATATTTCTTGAATTGAAGCTAGTTCTTTGAATATTTCCTTTTGACCATCACCCTCTAATTCAAATTCTAACTTATTTCCGACTTTATATTTTACTTTCATTTTTTTATCTCCATGAAGAATTGTAGCCTTTTATAGATTCTTTGATGTTCTGTGAATCTCTTTGCATTTCACTTAACTCTGTTATAATAGCTACAGCAGAGTTGTAGTCTATACTATATATATTACTGTTTTTTATTTTTATATTTAGTTCATCTACTAGCTTTAAAACATCAACGTCTATTCTTTTAGCTATAACGTCTATGAAATTTATTTGATTATTGGTAATTTTTGTTACCGAATCGCCATCCACATTATCTTCTATATCTTTAGCTATCTCTTCTGCTGCTACAACTTTTCTAAGTTTAAGTGCTCTTCTTAATGCTCGACCTTCTGCCCTAGTTTCAGCAACAGCTACAGGATGATTTCTATATATCTTGTCGCAGTTGCCCCAGTATACGTCTGCTGACCCGCTGACTGTACGATATTTAATATCTGAGTCAGTATCTATATCATTTAAAATAAACATTAAAGAATGTATCACAGTGGCCCGCTTTTCATTACTGATATCCGGTGTTTGAACTACATTTGACGTTGATTCAATCATAGTACAATTTAATGCTTTCTCAAATATACGTCTCAATCCATCTGTTGTAGGATTATCGCTAATTTTTTCATCGTCCGATAGAAGACTCAGAACATAATCTGTCCATTCAATATCGTTCGGTGTGGGTATTGTCACTGATACATTGTTCGTTGATTCGGTATCTGTTGAACAAGTGGCTTTGATTTCTGTCGATTCTGTTTTCTTGGGTCTTCCCATTATTCATCTCCTATGGTTAATACTTTTCCTTGTGATATGCTCTGGTTTTCAATATCTTTTATCAGAGATTTTAATTTTTGAAATATCACATAACTGCGAGCTTTAGAAAAATCTTTAGTTTGTTTTATTCTTATTAAGAACAATCCTTTTCCAATGATTAATCCTGTTTTTTTATCATCATATTTTTTATTTTTATTTAACGCCTGATCTCCCCAAACCGGAGCGAAATGTGATGGTCCATCAACCTCTATAGCTAAGTTTATGTTAGGCAAAAAAAGGTCGATTTGCAACTTGGTATTGGCCAATAATTGTTCTTTATGAAAATCTACCCTATAACCCATTTTTATCAGACTTTCCAATAAAAATTTTTCTAGTTTTGAACCAGTTTTGCTTGATTCTCTAACGGCTGCGTTGGCCTTACCTAGTATAACAGCTTTCTCATCTTCTGTTAATTTTTCCCAATTTTGTTTTGCTTTGAGTTTTCTCTGTAAAAGTACATCTTCATCAATATTTTTCCAATTTTCCATTACAGATTTACCGATTTTGTTTTTTGTTTCATCGCTGCGTTTTTTGCCTTTGGTTGGATGAGAATGTATGCCTGTTTTTATTGCGTTTTTTTGAGCCTCACTTTTGCTTCTGATAGGTATATTATATTTGATAGCATCTCTTCTAATTTTATTTGGATATGATCCAGCATCTTTCGCTATATTTTGAAAGCTTCTGTTGTTTTTTATATATTCTTGATATATATAATCTTGTTTTTGTTTGTCACTCATTTGAGAATATATCATATGTTTCTCCTTTAAAATGTAATGCATTTCGAATAAATTCTATACTAATTTTGTCGCACCATACTTCATCAACCTTTTTTAATAGTTCAAAGTATTCCATGCAATCTTTATTCATTATTTTGTTTTTACTATCTAGTAGGTAAATGATTCTGTTTTGAAAACCAAATACCTTGTTTATATCTTTTATATTTGTAATTAGTACATCTATATTCCTCATTCTTATATCGGTATAATGAATAATTGCTTGATGATTGATGTTTGGTATGCTGATTACATCATATATGTAAAACCAATTTTTATACGTATTCTCGATATAATTATTTATTATCGAATAATTTATATTTTCGTCAAAATATATAGCTAGATTTTTTTTCATGATATGTATTTTTTTGCAAAATCAGTGCTGTTAATTAATTTTTCTTTTTTTTGTTTTTGTTGTTTATGTTTGTTATCAGAAGAATATTCATAAAAATTAACGTTCAAAAAATTGCATATACCACTTGTTTCCTCAGTATCTGATACTATGTTATTGCTTGAATTAATTAAATTGTGTAAATCTTTACTACTTGTTATATGTCCACAATATTGATAATGAAATTCATGGGATATAGGACTCAAGCTAAATATTTTCACACTTGAATCTCCAAATTTTATAGTTTTATTGTGTAGATATTTTTTGTCAAAATTTTTGATTATTAATATGCAATCATAAATTTTTTCTAGATTTATTTTAATATTACTATTAAATAAAAAGTAAGGAAGATCATAAATTTTATGATTAATATCTTCAATATATTCGAGTGGTATTTTTTCTTTATAATTTTTGTTGATTAATACAATGTCTGGTTTTACTAAATCATAATTATCATAAAACGAATAATCGCTATTGCTTTGATATATTTTTACACTAGAGTTATAGGCATATGCAGAAGATATGGCTTCTACATTAAATTGATGATCAAATACTAAAATTCTTGACATAATATCGCTTTAGTTTTTGTAAGTTTTTATTATTATTAATTTCGTACACAAATTGTGATTTTTTTATGAAATTAGGTCGCATGTCTACTCCCAAATTTATCATTTTATTTATTATCTCAAATGCGAATAAATTATCAAGGTTTTCTTCTTCTAACACACTTTTTAAGACATTTATATCTTTTTTTGATATGTAATATATGCCACAACATCCATTTCTTAAATTATAAAATAAATTATGTATTTTATTGTTTTTAATAATAGATCCTATCTTTGTTTCTTTTTCAGATATAAAAACTTGCGATGTTGAATAATCAAATCGATTAAAAATTTTATGAGATAATAAAATTCTATTGAATAATATTAAAAGATTGTGGTTATCATCGATATTGTCTATTGCTAGTTTAATATTAAAACCATTATTATGAGTTAAGAATTGATCATTATATACCAATTTTACATTTTTGTGTGAATAATTTTTTAAATTTTCAAAATCATGTCCGCCGACATAAATGATTTGTTCGATATTTAATTTCTTTTTTAGGTTGTACACTTGATTTTCTAATATCGATTTGTTTTTAGATATATGTAAATTAGAAATGACACCCAATGATTTCATTCCTTTGATAGGCTTAGAACCTAATATAATAACATTAGTCAATGGTTTCATATTTAGTATGCAATGTATGGGTTTGTAATAAATCTATATTTCTCATAGTTTTACAATATTGGACTGTAATATATGAAAAAAATAAGTTGGTGTCTATATCTATACATCCAAAATTTTTACCGCTATCTATAAATTTTTGTATATTTAAAATTGAGTTTGTAGGTATGCATTTTTTTAAGTTTGCCAAAAGATAAAACCTATCTATAGGGCAACTTTTTATTATTGATTCCATCATTTGATGGTCATCCATATCTCTATCTACAAAATTTTGTATTCTCCATTTGATATCAGATTGCAAGTTTTGAAAAACTTCCATAATTTCTTTATTAGATATTGCGTATTTTTCCCAACTTTTTTTGCTTATCAATATCCCTTTTGGTTGTATAAACTGTTTAGATAAATTGTTGACATATTTTAAAAATGTTTCTTTGGTATCTTCTTTATCTAAATTAATTATTGTTATGTATTTTAATAAATTTTCTGATTGTATTTTGGTTATAAGATAATCTATAGTTTGGCTTTTTTGTTTTTGTAGCCATTTATCATCTCTATAGCCCAAACACTTCTTATTATTTATAACAAAAAAGTTTTTTTCATCGTCATATACTTCTAATATTTCTATACCAAGGTTTCTGTATTTTTTTATATAATCTAATTCACAATCAGTTTGCGTAATATCTTCAAATTTTGCAAATACACAGTTTTTGCACGGCGTGTGTATTATGGATATCTTATTATTTTTATTCATTGTTTGTTAATCGTCCAGCAATTATGTATATATATAAGGTGTCTGTTTTTATAGTTTTATATTGCAAGTTATTTTTTTGTATTGTATTTACTAATGTAGCAATATTATATATTGTTGTTTTGTTACATAAAACTTTATTGATATGCTCAATATTTATTGAATTATCAAGATAATTTTCTGCTATTATGTCTATGTTGTGACATATAATATATACATTTCCAGATAGTCTCAATTTTGATTCTATTATTAGTAATAATTTTGATATGTCTGGATATATTTCTAATATATTGCTACAATATAGATTTTCTACAGAATTATCTGGTAAATTTTCTAATTCTTTTATTGATATTGTTGGGTAATCGGTATTTACGCCTAAAACATTAGGATATGTCAATGTGTATGATTTATTGCTCATTTTGTATATTTAAAAGATATTGATTGATTTGATTTAGATGTAGAAAGCTATAGTTAGAATATGAGTTTTTAGTTTTTAGATATAACTCCATATCGGCTGTAATCATACTGATATCGCATATAGAAACTAATCTATTATAGTTCTGTTTTGTATCAAACAAAGACGAAACGTTTCCATGATTAACCACCACTATTTTGCTTAAAAATTTTTTATATATTGGTAAAATTGTTTCTAGCTTATCGAGGTCTACTATATATATGTCATATACTTCAAACAAAGATATGTTTTTATAATCAAATATGTTAAAGTAACTATCGCTAATATATTTTATGATATTTTCTTTGTATTGAGTATTTAATAATAAATTTATTGGTTTGGTGTTTGTTGTATATTTGTCTATAATTTTAGAAACAATTGTCATCGAATATACCTCTTGGGTTGAATTTGAGATAGCAATCATTTTCTATATTTTTGTTCATTAATGTATTATATATTAAAACAAGTTTTTCTTTTATAGATTCGTCTAATATGTTAGGATATAAATTAAACTCATTAAAATATGATTGTGAATAATTTACAAAATTTCTAAAACTAGACCTATACGTTTGTATCAAATATTTTGGATCAAAAAATAAAATATCAGAAATATCACATATTGATATACAAAATTTCGACATTTCGTGAGCTAATAAAACATGGTTGTTTGTTCTGTAGTCTATATTAATATAGCAGTCTCCATCCTTGTGGAATTTAACGTATGAAGCTTTATCCATCCATGGGTTGCCAGATATAATTGTTACCAATTGGTTAATTAAACTCTTGTTTATAAAAACCATATTATCAGTTATATTTTGTAATATTTTTTGAACAGGTTTTTCTGTATCCGAATTGCAAGAATTATCAACAAATATAGACAGTTTAACATTTGATGTTTTATAGAAAGTTGCAAGAAAATTAAAAATTAAGTTTTCCAAATTTTGTATTTGAGAAAGATCTATTACTGTATAATAGTTTATGATTTTATCATTTGATGATAAATTGTCGTGTTGGGTTATATCTATCGGATCAGTTAATAACATAGAATCATGGGGGTATCCTACGATTTTAATTTTTTTTTCATCTACTATTTCAGACAAAAATATTTTGTAATTTTTATCCCAAACCCATATTTCATCGAATAAAGATATTTTATTTTGTATGCTAGGTTTTCTAGTTATAAAATGATCTGGATTATATATTACTATATTTTTGTACCCTTGATGTACTTCTAACAAATCGATTGGAATATATTGTATTATTGTATCAATATTTTGTTTTTGAAAATTATATTCGCACAATTGTTCTACAAACTTTGGCACATTGATACTGCTAAAATCCGGAACATTCTCCATGCAAACATCTGTTGTTTTGCCTAAAATTTGGGCAATACAGTATGATAAATACCCATCTTTTGTTGCAGATTCGTAACTTGACAAATATAATTTTTTATTTGTTGTATGCATACAAAATATAGTCTTCCACTAATTTTTCTTTAGAGCAGCGTAATTCGTCTATGAAGGCTTTCATATTGGTGTATTTTTCCAGTTTTTCTAGTGCTTGGTTTTTATCAAATGGAACAATCTTGTTATTACTATCCCTACTAATGCCATAATCCATTTCTACTAAAGTAGTTTGTATAAAATTGGTGAACATTAATTTTTTATCGAGTATAATATTTTCGCATATGTCTTTTATTAAATCAAAATTAGATAATTTGTTGTTAATATAAATTTTTTCAGATAAAGAGTATTGCTTTTCTTCTTGCCAATTACAATTGCTGGATATATCGATATCGTCAAATATTTCCTCCCAAATTTTGCTTATATTATCCCAATTATAAAGCTCTTGAGTTTTTTTGCAAACTTCCACTTTTTTATTGTTTTTGTATACAACATCCGAAGATATATAATCATTTATTAATCCAACCGTATGTTCTATATCTGGATAAGCTCTTTTGGCATGGTTTTCTATTTCATAAGAAAGAGAACTCAAATTTATTGCGTAACCACCAATGTTTCTTACAATTTCTGACATCGCACTATAATCAACAGACATAACTGGTACGCCACAAGCAGAAGCTTCTATTTGTGGCATTCCAAAGCCTTCGCATACCGCATATTGTATATACAGATCAAACATATTGTATATATCAGACAAGTCTTCATCCGATATACCATCGGAAGTACTGCTTAATGTACATTGAAAATTGTTACATTTAGGACAAAATGTTTGTGGTCCTACAAACTTAGACGGGAAAAAATGTGAACAACTTTTGCATTTATAAGTAAAATAAACATAATTAGTAATGCCAAAATCTAATAACAGTGAAGGTATATTCCAACCGGCCATTTCCGGAAAGGTAGTATGCAAATATAAAATAGCATTAGAATTTTTTTCTCGAACTTTGGATAAAACTTCGAATAATCCAGGTATTAACTTTCTTCTTTGATTGCGCATTACTGATCCGATAACAAAGCTATCCTGAGGTATACCGAAATCAGTTCTTCTGTTACGTTTAGGTTTAAATATATCTGTATTTATACCTGCAGGAGTAGTTTTTGGCCAAAGATTATCAAATTTTTTTAGATATTCTTTAGCCCATAATGTATAAGGCACCAAAACATCGGCAGTATTAAAAGACGTCAACCATTCTGTTTTTTGCGGTATAGAATCCATTGCTGGCATTATTACCCATTTAAAAAACCTTCTAAGAGGAGAAGATGATTCGAAATCAAACATCCAAGGATCTCTTACATCAAAAACTATATCTGGTTTAAAGTCTAAACATACTATATCAAATCTCCAATGACCAAACTGATTAATAGGACTCGACTTATATTTTTTAAATCTCTCATCTTTTGCATCAACACCGTTTGCATAGTACATCCAAGGTATGGATTTTGATCTTGGGTCGTTTACGGTTCCATAACATCCAAGTTCTGCTATTTCGTATTTATCGGTTTTATATAATCTAGAAAGAATTTCTCGACCATAATTGGCATAACCAGAATTTAAAAAACTGGCTTCATTGCATAGCAGTATTCTTTTTTTTCTCATAGTTTCAGTATATGCAAAATAGCCGGCGACCGTTAAATCGCCAGCTATTCCACATAATTAATTGGTTTTTCAGAATGCGACGGCTTCGACTTCTTCGTTGGCCTTATCCGTATTTTTCTTTTTAGAAAGCTTAGCAATTTTAGCAAAATTACTAACTCTAACTTTCATTGTCGAATGCTTTACGCCATCCTTTTCCCATGAATCATTTCTCAATGAGCCTTCAACAAATACAAGATCTCCCTTTTTAAAAGTTTCAGAGATTGTATCTGCTCCAGAATCCCATGCTTCACATGGAATAAAAGAAGTTATCTTATCCCGGGATCCATCGGCTCTAGTAAATTCTCTAGAAACAGCAACGGTAAAATTTACCACCGAAGTACCCTTTTCTCCCACACTTCTTAATTCAGGATCACGAGCCAAATTACCACGCAAAATAACAGTATTCATATAAATTACCTTTCACTTATAAATGTTGAAACCAATGACACTCAACGGACCTTATTCTTATAATAACATCTGGACCAGGATCGGTCAAGCCCTAGACTTGCCATATTTTTTTAACTATCAACGAGTCTCCTTCCTTGTTCTTATTTCCACTTATAACTACAGTGTTGCCTGGCTCTATCAGATCTTTAAATTCTGAAAATGCTTCTGGAAACAATATCACAGAGTCCACACTTCCTATTGAATCTGAAATCGTAACAAAAGCCATTTCACTGCCTGGATTTTTTCCTTTTTTTGTTTTAGTTATTTTTACATCTATTATTTCACTAGCAATACTAATTGTTTTTAATAAAGTATTCTTAAATTCTGAACAAGTAATATTAGCCCCCAAATGATCACAACCATCTATTTTTGAACACGTTAAGGCTACTCCTAGAATAGCGTACTCGTTATCCGCTATCCATTCGGGGCTATCTATAAGCGTATATGGGGGATTTTGTAAGATTTTTAAAGCATCAGATATAGCTTTATGTCGTTTAGAAGAAGATAGCATCTGCCCTCTTCCTGTGGGCGATTCCAAAACTTTCGATAACAAATCTTCTGTGCTTTCAAGACCTATTAAACATTCATTATTCAATATATTCGAATATTCTTTACTAGTAAATACAGACAAACAATTTAAACACGCTATCATATAGTTTCTACTGTATTTCATGTAGTCTAAACCTCCGGCAGTAATCATATTTTTCACTGCGGATGAGTTCATATGTCTTAATATTTTTATATAAAGTTCTGGAAACTTTATGTTTGGTATATCAAAGTTATTATCATCAATTATTTTTTTTAATTTTTTATATACGGATAAACCAAAGCCTTTTATATTGGTTAAACCGAAGCATATTTTTTGTTCGTGCAAAAGAAAATTTTCATTCATCAGCCTTAAATCGGGTAGCATCACGCTTATGCCCATTTCTTTTGCATTATTCACTAATTCTCTAATTTCTCGTTGTGGATTAATTTTGTCTTTAGCAAACATTAAATACGACAAGAAAAAAACTTTAGGGAAATGAGATTTTGCATAAGCTGACAAAAATGCATTAAACGCATAACTAACCGCATGAGACTTATTAAAAGAATATCTTTGAGATTTTTCGATCCAATTAAACAATTCTGTAGCTTCTGAATTAGAAACTATATTTAATTTCTTGGCGCCAGATATAAACTTTTCTTTAAGTTTCGCCATTTCTTCTGGTTTTTTCTTGCCGATTGCTTTACGTAGCATGTCTGCTTGTTGCAGATCAAAACCAGCTATTTTCTGAGCTATTTGCATAGCCTGTTCTTGATAAATCATTTCTCCGTATGTTTTATTCAAAATATCTTTTAAGGCAGGATGGAAGTAGTCTACCGCTTCTTTTCCATTTTTTTTATCTATATAATGATTAGTTACACTCTTGCCTTCTCTAAAAGCTTCCAAACATCCTGGTCTCATTATGCTAACTAAAGCCGCTAGTTCTTCTATATTTGAAGGTTTCAATCTTTTAGCAAGAGACTGTCCTAATCTGGACTCTAATTGAAAACACCCTTTGGTGTTTCCATCTGACAAGATTTGCCACGTTCTTCGACAACCTAAATTAATTTTAGATATATCTAAATTAAAATATATATTTGGTATCTTTTGTTCTTTGATAATATCAAAAGAGCATCCGCAAGATTTATAAACAAACTGTTTCATTAGCCAATAAAAGAATTCTGGAACTTGATTTTTTTGAATAAATTTCTATGCAATCTTAAGAATCTAATAAGTATTTCTGCGGTGTCTTTGACGTCTTTAAGAGCATCATGAGCATTTTCTCCAGATATACCCATATATTTTCTAACATTGTCAAGAGTTAGGCTGTCTAAATCTGAAGATCCCTCAAACCAATAAAATAACAAATTCATGATATCCACAGTATCTCTAGGATAAAATAAATCAGTATTACCTTCCTTGTTTAGATTTTTATATTTTTTGCTCAATCTTTCTACTATTTTAAGATCAAATCTAAATATATTATATCCTGCAGCTATAGGAGCGCTAAACATAGATTTTCTACTGCTGCGAGTATGATAATTTTGTAAGTATTGAACAAAACAATTCCAAGACTGTGTTTGGTCGGGATATTCTTTCCAATTTGATAAAACTTTTTTAGGTGTTATGCCTAAAATTTTACCGTGCCAATCCAATATGTCTGAATCATCGTAAGGGTTTTCGTCTTGAGATTCTGATAGTTTATCCGGCTTCAGATTAATATTGAACTCTGAATTGTCTATAATTTCTAACTTTACTGGATCTATCATGACAGCAGCTATTTGTACTGGGCTGCATATAGATGGATCAGATCCGTCTGTCTCCATATCGAAGACACAAATTTTCCTATTTTTTATAAGCATTAATCAGTTATTATCTGTTACTTTGGTAACTTCCTCTAATGGCTTAATAACAATCTTGGGGTTGGGATCACCAGTTAATCTAGCATTACAACCAACTTTACAACAAGAAACACGTTCCTCTTTAACTTTAACATGTTCAACATTGTTGTATAGAAATTTTTCACCTACTTTTAATTCAAAGAATTTCATTATTTATACTCCCTTAGAAACGAACACATATACCATATTAGTCAAGAAGCAGAACCGGTCAACCCGCTAAAAATTCGCGTACTTTCATAATTTTATCCAACAATGCTACGCCCAATATATCAAATTTAATTACACCTATTGATTCAAGATCAGACATCTCCATACCTGCTATAGTTTGGCCGGTTTTACTATCATAAACCATAGGACATATGCTGGATAAATCTTGTGCGGACACAGCAATTCCTGCGGCGTGTTTTGATTGATGGCATTTAACGCCCTCTAAACGTATGGCCTGTTCAAATCTTTTAGACAAAGGGCCGTGCAAAGAACCATCAGACTTTATCTGACACCACTGTTTTAATTTTTTGCCTTCGTTTTCTAATGCCCATTTTATGATTGATGCTTCTCCGTACTCTTCTTTCATTTCCTGTAGATCGTCGGCAATTTTTGCTTCATCTGGTATATTTTCAGTAATCTTATTCATTTCATCAAAAGATATTGTGTCATACACCCTTAAAACTTCTTTCAATGCCCCTCTACCTTTTAAGGTATTATACGTTATCATCTGACTAACTTTATTTTCACCATACATATTTTTAATATGTTCGATAACCAATTCTCTTTTTTCTATTGGTACATCTACATCAATATCAGGCATACTAATTCTACCACCAACATTCCTTCCTGCGTTATAGAATCTTTCAAAGATAAGATCATATTTTATAGGATCGATAGTGGTAATTCCCAACAAATAAGATACTAAGGCCCCAGCAGCACTTCCTCTGCCTGGACCCGGAAGCCATTTATTATCTTTAATAAAGTCTACTATGTCTTTTACTATCAAAAAATACCCAGATAAATTTGCGGACATTAATACGTTTAATTCGTAATCTAGTCTATCTTTGTAGGTTTCTGATAGATTGTTTTCTAAAATTTTTTGATACGTAATTTTTTTCAAATACTCCGCTTCTGTATAATCCCCTGGACATTTAAATGGAGGAAGTCTTGGTTCATCCAAGATATTAAAATTTTCACACATTTGATTTATTAGGTGAGTATTGCCCAATTCCTCTTCTGTATGAAGCAGACTCATTTCTTCGTTAGACAAAATGTAAAAATTGTCTGATTTAAAAAATGTTTTTAATCCAAAGTCCTCGTTGGCTAGCAATTTTTTAGTTACATTTGGTATAGTTGTTTTGAGATTATTGCATAATAATATTCTTTGATCTACGGCATCCGTTTTATTGGCATAGTGAGCATCTATGGATGCGACTAAATTAATATCCAACAATGATTTATTTTCTCTATAAAAATTAGTTAATAGCTTTTGAGAATCACAATTTTCTCTATCCATCAATTGAGCTTCGATAAAAACATTATTTTTACCAAACATTTCTTTTAAGATATCTATTTTGGACTTGGCTATAGTAACAGCATCACTGTTAAGTTTATCTTGACACAATATATCATTTGATACTACAGAACCGGGGTGTCCTGTCATGCATATAAAATTTTCTAAACTATACTCGGATAATTCAGATAAAGATATTCTGGGCTTATGATAAAAATATTCTTTGCTATTGGATTTAGATACGATCTTTATAAGCTCTCTCCAAGCTTTTATATTTTTGCACAAAATGAGCATATGAGATAACTTTGAATTATCTTTGGATTGTATCTTTGCAGATTCTTTACAGATGTATAATTCTATTCCCAGAATAGGCTTGATGCCTTCTTTAGACATTTTTTGATAAAATTGAACATTTCCACTAATTGTTCCATGATCGGTTATTGCACAGGATTCGATGTTTAGATCACAACATCTTTTTGCTATTTGTTCGGGTTTCGATAATCCGTCCAAAAGGCTATAGTGAGTGTGAACATGTAAAGGTATATATGAATTCATTCTATTGAGCCTGGAGCTTTGTATTTTCCAACATTGTAGCCCGGAGCTGTGTATTTGTCAATGACTGCATTTAAGCCATGAAGCTCCGTATCGTGTTTAATTTGTTCACATTTGGTCATATGTGAATTTTTAGGCGTCACTTGATTGTCTCTATATTCTATAAGCGGCTCATCAAATGATGTTTTACCAAAATGACAAAGTTTGTTGCATTTCCAGCTTCTATTTAATTTTGGTTTTTTGCATCTTTTAATTTCTTCAAATTTTTTCCTTATCATGTTTTCCGTTTCTGGAAGCTGACTTCTATCGTAATTCATACTAAATATACCGCCATCATTGATGAAATATATACTTACTATTATGTGATCTATATCAGGATATAGCATACTAGCAGCATAATGATACATTCTTAATTGAGGATCTTTTTCTAGTTTAGAAAAAGTTTTCTCTTGTCCAGTTGCCCAATCGAGCCTTCTGCCAGTTTTGTAATCTATTATTTCTAAAGTTGAATCATTTGCCTTGGCTATAAGGTCAATAGTGCCTTTTATGGCCAAATTCCCCTCCAAATCATTATATTTATAATACGCCCAAGGTTTTGTGATTTCTATATCAAAGTGTTGTTCCGGTTTAACAATATTTTGCGTTCGTGGATCAAAGATACCATTATGGTCTGTGAGGGCTCTGTAGACCCAAGAAACGCAGTCTTTTAAGTCTTTATCCGACCAATCATGGTTTTTAAACCGACTGCTGTAATAATGGTAAATAGTATGAATTATGCTATCAAGATCATAATTATTGATATCTATATTTGGTATGATTTCATCATCGTAGTTATTTTTTTTATTTTGTTGACAGAGTTTAATACCGGCCAAAATTTCTAAAACTTTATGAACTATTGTACCTTTATCGGCCTTTTTATTAGATGGACTACGATGGCCTAATACGTATTCTATGAAATATTGTTGTTCGCACATACAATGTGTTCCATAAGAACTACTGCGTAAATATGTAATAATTATGATAGCACCTTTTTATTTTTTAAAAAGTTAAGTATAACCTGATTTTGTTCTGGGATAGAAAGATTTTCGTTATAGATTACAAGATCGAAATTTTGTGAATCATAATTAGATTCATCTAAAGCAGTTTCGCTTTCATGATCAGAATTGTATGGATTTCTTGTTAATTTTATTACCAGACCGCCAACCGCTTTTACTGCCTCAACTTCATTAGGGAATCTACAATCTGCGATTATGGCAATTTTGGGTTTTTCTTTTTGTATTTTATTTATAGTAGCACTAGACCATACGTTATGTTTCATTTTGCGAAAGATATTTGTGCCAACAAACTGCATAACTTCTCTTGCGGTCATTTGTTTTCCATCATCCCAATAACAATCCACTAATTCGTTTTTTTGATCATCGGAACCATAACACTGGTCGTGCGTTAAGCCTAATACTTCGATGCATATGTTTTCTTTTAGGGGATCTGCAAAATTATATATTTTGGCTTTATTAAAACCTTCTATTTTTCCGTTAAAATATTTAACTACAAATTCTGAACATGTAGTTTTACCAGACTGTTTTCTTCCTGCAAACGCTACAATTTTAGTCATAAATGTTTTCCTTGATATAATTTTTAATTTGTGTTTGTATTTCTTCTGGGGTCATATCCCCCACATCATTTTTAGTTATTTCGGGACAAAATATTCTATAGGTTTGGGAAAACTTTTTTATGATTTGTTTTTTAGCAGAAGCTCCTGCCGCATCATTATCGGTCAAAATCACAATATTCATAGCCCCCGACATGTCTAATAAAAATTTTTGTTTTTGCCCAATGCTAGAACCAAATATAGCGACAGAGTTGTGTATAGAATTTTCTTCTAATCTCCAAACATTGCCGGGGCTTTCTACTATTATAACAGTTTTGGTATTCTTTATATGATCTTTTGCAAACCATAGGTTGTATAAGGTTTCTTCGGCCTTAAAGCCTTTATTATGTCTCCACTTAGAATATGAGAAAAGATATTTATCTGGACATTTTTTAGACTGGTCATGGAAATATCCGCAATTGTCACATTTTTCGAATATGCTTCTACCTGTACATCCAATCATGTACTTATAATCAACATCATATATCGGCACTACCACTCTTTGATACATAGGTTTGCCATAGCTATTACAAAATCCTACATCATATTTATCTAATATGTTTTCGGAATAACCTCGATTCAAATAATATTTTGCTGGAATTTGTAAAGAATTTCTAATGGTTTTTCTAGTTATAAATTGATTGTTAAATAATGGTTTGTTATTTATGGTTTTTATATTTTTAACAAATTTTTGTTTTTCATTATTTTTAATTTTAGGTATTTTTGTTAAATCAAGTTTTAGAAAATTTTCAATAAATTTTAAAGCCTCTTTAAACGATATTAGCTTATCGCCATCCTGTTGCCAATTATGTTTTCTGTGGGATAAAATACCTCTAATAAAACCTATAATAGAGGGCATAAATATTTTTTCGCACTGATGGGAACGACATTTCCAATTACCTCTATAAACTTCTCCATAAGGATATATATTCAATGCTGTTGTATTGTCTCCTCCATGCACGGGACATGCAGAAATAAACATCTTATCTGTTTGACGATATTCGATGTCAAAATAGTCCAGCAATTCATCTATACGATCAGATAATTGATCGCTGATGTTTTTCAGTTGTTCTTGATCAAGCGAATGGGATTGCTTGGTTTTGTTGTTCATTGTCAATAATGAATCCATCATCAGAGCCATCGTTAGAGTTTGAATTTAAGAGTTCTATCCTAGTTTTACCTTCTGTAATTTTAGCACACCAACCTTTCATATTACAATTTATATAATCGTTATCGTCTAAACCACCTCCGTGTCTACTAATAACAGGAACCAGTTTACGATTGCCATTTTTAGCACCATCTTCGGCTATTTCTTCATCTGTTTTGCGTTTGAAGATTGTAAAATTACTACATAACCAAATGATTCTATCAGAACCAGAAGCTGTATCTGTAGTTTCTTTAGTTATACCATCTCTATTTAGTTGTACAAATGCAACTATTGGAACTTTATACTTTGTACAAAAATTGTGTAACGCAGTCATCATAAAACCAAGAACTTGGTATTCTTTAAGGTCTTGTGAAATACCCTGAGAATCCATAAGTTTTAAATAGTCATAAAATATAACACAGTCTTTTATTGAACCATCTTCATTGGTTCCTACAACTTTGGAAACCCATCTTCTCATTAATGAGAGCTGCTCGTCAAAACTCTTACCCGCTATAGATTTATAATAAATAGGCACATCAGAAAGTTCTTTAATAGCTTCCTGTATTTTTTGACGCTTAGAGGAAGTGTTAGAAAATTTACCAGTCTCAATATCGTTTATATCTATTTCTGTCATCATGGCCAAAAGTCTGTTGAGATGATCTTCGTGCGTCATTTCTGTGTCTAGATTAAGTACAGGTATACCCTGTTTTGCAATATGCAAACCCATATTATCTACTAACAAAGTTTTACCCGTTTTAGGTCTAGCGGCAATCACATTTACTGTGCTTTTTCTTAAACCTCCACCTATAGATTTATCATAAACAGGAAAGCCTGTAGATATACCGATTTGATCTATAGGATTCTGTATCAGATTCTCTATATAGTCTTCTAGGTCCTTGCTAATTAATATAGGATTATTATCGTTATCATTAAGTTTATTTGTAAAATCAAATACAGTGTCTTCTGCAACATTCAATATCTGTGATATACTTTCCGTTCCATCAATATCTAATAAATTTTCTTTTGCTGTATCTAATTGTTTGTATAGAGATCGAGCTATCGATAATTTTTTAATTTTTGCAGAAAACTTGGCTATATTATTTTGACTTGTATTAAAATGCAAAATAGCTTTTAAATGCTCTATCTCTTCATCTCGCGATAGTATCTGATATAAATTTAATTCTTGAGATGATGACAATATTGATGGTAAATCAATTTGCTTAACATCATGTTGGTCAAATAAATTTTTTAGACACTTGTAGATGATTATATTGCTATCGACAGTAAAACAAGACTCATCCAGAAGCTCTTCCACATCGACATATAAATCTTGTCCAAATTGAATCAATCCAGACAGAACTGCTCTTTCGGCGGATACATCAGTTAACGACATAGTTTATATTAGCCTGAGGATGTTGAGCATTTGTTACATTTATATCTATCTCTAGACTCCGGTAAAATTTTAGCATTTATGGTATCTTCTTTACCACAAACTCTGCATTTAACTTTTATCAAAGACACCGACCTATTTCTGGGAGTAGGAGCATATTGTGCAAGTTTTTTATCTATAGTTGTATCTGACTTATGCATATTCATTTCTGGCATTTCTAAAAACTTATTTTGATGCTCTTCATACGATCTACCCCTTTTTTCTTTGAGTGTTTTGGTATGACTTTTGTTTTTGGAGTTTTTTGTTTTGGGTTTTTCTATTTTTGCATCTACACTTTCATCGTGTATTTGTTCTTCATTTTCTACCACCAGCTTTTGCAAAATACCTATCAAAGCTTTTACATCGTTTTTATCAAGTTCCATGTTTCACCTTATTTTTTTGTATATTCATCAGTATATTGGATAAGTTATTTAGAGAATTAGCTATATAAGATAATCTATTAATTCTTTGTTGCGCATATTTTTTAATTTTATTCAACGAATATGCTTTTTCATTATGCTTTATAGCTTGGATAGATTTTTCAACAAAGCCATAACCTTTATAAGAATTCAGCTCATCTGCAATTACGGTTTTTATTGTTTCGTCAGCCCAATTAAATCTTGCTTGTTCTCTATTAATAGTTCTTTGGGTATGAAAACTAAATTGTGCTAATCTATAAGCTATTTGACCACAATCCTCTGGAGTTAATTTTTCTATTTCATCTCTACTCATGGTTAAGTATGAATTTAACTCAGATTCCGCCATAATTCCAGGATTATATTGTGGTAAACCCATGGATGTTTCATATTCATCTAATATGGTATCCCAATAGGATACTTCTTCTTTAGAATTCATAGTTTTTGTATTCTTTGTTTCCATTGTTCCAAATTTTCGTTGTATGGTAATTCTATATATTCTAGATTGTTATTTTCGCACCAATTCTTTTTTTCTAAATCTCTTTTTTTATGTCTCATAAATCCCAAAGCATTAGAATGATAATGGGCTACAAACTTATAATGTTGCTCTCCGTGAACTTCTATAGCCTTTTTTAATAAAGGTATGTAAAAGTCCAAATACAGTGTTTCTGTTCTTCTAAGAGGAATAGGCACTTCTTGTAAAACGGGTATTGTGGGATATAGGGTTTTTAATAATGCTAGTGTTGATTTATGTAATGAAGACTGTTTTTTTCGATTATTATTTATATGCCCCAATATATTCCATTTTACTCGATTACCATCTAAATCAATTACAAATGTCATTTGAGTCCCATTGTATTTTTAATTTGATCATACAAAGAATCATAGGCATCTTTGTTGTCTACCAAATATTGCCTAACCTTTTCTAGGCCTTGTAATTTTTGTTTATCTTTTTCTTCAAGAAATGATAGTGTATACCAAGATCCTGCTTTGGTTATTAAGCCCATGTCTGAGGCCAAAGTGGCTAATTCCATAGCCTTATCTATTCCTTGTCCATATCGTATATAACTTGTTATAGTTCCTCCAGGAGGACCAATAGCTGAACATTGAGTTATCCATTCAATTTCTTGTCCTATTTGAGTTTCATTATTTTGTGTGCCTACCATCCAGGGTTTATGGAATTTGGCTCTTAGCTTAACATCTGTTTGATATGCTACGGCCTGTCCAGATTTTTCTTTCCACTCTACATTGCCATATCCAGGGTTACCCATCAAATGAGTGATACCTATTACTATGGTCCTATTAACAGGTATAACGTTTGCTACTTTTCTACAAAATTTAGCTAAAAGCTTAGCCCCATCTGCTCTTTGCATTTTATCCATATCCGACGTTATCTCTGCTTCAGTACATAGTGCAGAGTACGAGTCTATTATTAAAACACACTCAGGCTCTTCATTAATAATTCTTTCAGCAATTTGTAAATATTCTTCGGCATGCAGAATTTTTCCTGTTTGAGATCCTATGATATGAAATCTATCTAAATCTAAACCAGATATTCCTTCTAGGTCTCGTTTTTTCAATCTACCTTCTATATTTAGGTAGTACACTGTTCTCGGACCCTTTTCGCCATTATACTCCGGTTTTTGTGCAGTTGCGGCGAAGTCTAAGCTCGTAGTTGTTTTACCACACTTTGGCTGACCTGTAAGAATAACAAAACTTCCTTCTGGTATTCCTCCTCCTAGGATAATGTCCAAAGCCGGACTAACAGGTATAGTTTTTAAATCTTTATCTATTAAGGCTTTGCCGTCTATAATTATGTTATCGCCAAAATTTTTTGTTACAGAATCCTTAATCGCCATTATCTATTTCCTCTAATTTTGATAATATATTTTTTTTTGCTTTGTTTTGCTTTGTCTTTGGTTTGTCAATTCTATCAATCTTTATAGATTTTTTATGAGTTTCCGACAACTTAGCGACCTCTTGTGTTATTATATCTATCAGGTGAGGCGCTCGCAAAGAATAAATTTTTTGTCCTTTTGGGGTTTTGAGCGCTCTAATGATGGGTATAATGTCGTATTTTTTCAAGAGTTTATTGGCTGAAGCTATTTGATTGCGAAAAAATTTCTCCCATTTGGGACTTTGCCAAAATTTAAAATGCAAATCTTCTTTGTTAATTTTTGCTTTATTTTCGCATATCAATTCTGTCAGATATTGAGCTGCAGAAACATCCTTACCATTAGAATATTTGGAAGGATACTTATTATTTGCCATCTTGATTTGGTCTAAAAATATGTTTTTGGTTTCTGTTTGTTTGAGGATCTACATTTTTTTTAACGGTGTCATTCATCATAGAGGCTTCTTGTGTCATAATCATAACATGGTTACTTTTTTTCGCCGAAGTTTGATTAATCATTAAGTTTTTGCTTACGATTTTCTTTGCGGCAGATTTGGAAGCTGTTTTGATAGGATCAGATTTTTTTGTATTTTTACTAGATTGATTTTTTTCTATTGTAGATATAACCTGTTTTGTTGTAATCTTTAATTCTGACGCAATAGTATCTTGATCTTTTCCAATATGGTTTAACCAATTTATTGCATATATTTGGGTTTTATTAAGTCTAGCCATTATTCAGCCTCTCTTTCAGCATTATGCAACCATGACAAATTTTTTGTTCTTAAAAAGTTAAGATATAGATTAAATACTTTTAGATTTACAGCCTTGAATTTAAAGTCTTTACAAGTCTTATCCAAAAATTTGCTACCTATTTCATCCTTACCGTACATACTCATAGGATTGTATATTTTTTTAGAAGCATTAGTTTTAACAAAAAGTCTGTGTGAGCCATCACTTTTTATTATTTTTTTAGCGAAGGTTCTCTCGTCATCCTTTTCCAATCTGGGGTTATTTTGAGAATCTAAAAAGTCATAATCATCTATAAAGCCGTAGTATGCATTTTCAATCAATTTGGGTTCTTCTTCATTGACCACTTTTTGTTGAAATATACAATCGCTTATATCTTGTCTCATATCATCTCCATTTTATTTTTTTAGGTTTATTTATGCGTTTCATGCCTTTTGGTAGAGGTTTTTCTGGCACCGTTTCTTTATAAGAATTATGTTTTCTGTATAGATCATTTTTTTGATCTTCGCTCATAGTTTCTGAATTTCTATGAGCCAAATGACCCAATGTTTTAATTTCCGATTTAGCCAACTTTACAGAAGCATTTATAGTGGTCATGTCTTCTCCATAATCTCGAATAGTATATTCGGATTCACAGATTGAACATTTTACGTTTTCGTTATAGTCCCTAATAGAGCATACAACACTAAATTTATTTTTACAGTCGTTGCAAATGTAAGAATATTCAGGCATAATCAAAGTAAGATTGTGGTAAGTATATTTGCCATTCTGTAGGTATGCTATACTCTATATTAGATAGTTTGTGTGCTATCGGCAAGTATTTGTTAGTTTTTTCCGGCCTAAAAGGCAGTTTAGATAAATTCATATTTGCTTGTTTAGGAGTTTTGTTACCCTTTTTCCTATTGCATACAGAACAACACGTGACTATATTTGTCCAATTAGTTGGAGAACCTAAAGAATAATCCCAGGTAGATTTAGGTATCACATGATCATAAGTTAAATCTTTGGGCAAAAATTGCTTGTTACAATATTGACAAGTAAACTTATCTCTTATAAAAATATTTTTTCGAGAAAACACCACTCCATATTTCAGATATTTAAAATAATGTTTAGTCTTGGCAACGGCTGGTATAGGATGTTTTTTATTATTAACACATTGTATGTAATCATGTTTATAAAAATCTATTATTTCTATACCATAGTTATTATTATTTTCATATTTTATTTTCCAATATATGGCTTTTTTCCAATCTATAATAGATATTGGAGAATAATCCGCATTCAATAAAAGACATTTTTTATGATCAGACCGCATTTTCCAGTGTTTCTAACTTAGCAAGAATTTTACCTATAATAGGATTTCTAATTATGTCATCATTTAACAATTTCGATATTCCTATGTCTGGAACATCATGCAATATTTTGATGAGATTCATAAAGCCACCCTGCATATTTTTATATAGATCTGATTGGCCCGTATCTCCTGTTAAAACCATTTTACTGTCATGACCTATTCGAGTCAATAGCATTTTTAACTGATCATATGAAGCGTTTTGGCATTCGTCAGCCACTACAAAGGCGTTATGAAAGTTTCTACCTCTCATTAAACCAAGAGGTACTACTTCTATTTTATGTTGGGTTTTTAATGCCCCATATTGGCTCATTGGTATAAAGTAAGCAATTTCATCTAATATAGGCAGTAAATACGGATGCAACTTTTCTTCTGCTGTTCCGGGTAAAAAGCCTAACTTTTCTCCAGATTCTACTACCGGCCTAGTTATAATTATTTTTTCAACTTTATCTTCTAGCAAATATTCTAAAGCTATGCCTATCGCGATATGGGTTTTTCCACTACCAGCAACACCTTGACAAAAAGTTATAGTGTTTTCAACTATTGTGCGTATAAAATTATGTTGGTTTGGAGTTCTGGGTTTTAATCGATTCTTATATACAGGATGATGTGATAATGGATTTGTAGCATCTATAACCTTCTTTTTTTTATTTTTTCTCAAAATTTACACCTTTCGAAATAAAGTTAAATTAGACATGCTCCACCCGCACAACTAACTTCCTCTATTCCAGCAGTGTTATCCTCTGTTTCTACTAGTTGTGTATAATCAACTTTTTGATAGCTGTTGAATAAATCACAATAAATTTTCCAATTATAAACGTCTTTCATGCAATATGTTAGACGTTTGATATCTCCATCAAAATATTTACCAGCGAAATTTTTCATTTTCGTGATAAACTTAAGCTTGGATTCATCGTCTTCTGGTTTTGCTTGATCAAAAGTAACATAGTCACAAGCTGCCCATAAATTTTTATCAAAAACATTTAATGCTAATTCTATTAATCCAGAACACCACAAAGCAGCATCGCCATATTCTTTGACAATCTCTCTACTTGTATAAACTGTAGTAAATGGCGCTTGTGGATAATCTTTGTCTCCGCTTTGCGGAATCAAACTAATACCAGCAAAATATTTACGATTATCATAAATATATTTGGTAACAGCATCCCATTCATCTGGTTTAACCGTAACAGTGTTGCTGACATTATGACTTAAATAGTCTTGAGTACATAAATTTTTATTTTTTCCAGCATTTACCCAATTTTTTTGAGCATCTTTAACTACCTCCAACATATCGACCGCTGGCAACTGATTTTTGGTTTTTGCACCATCTGGTACTTCAATTGGAAATTTGATAACTTCATCTGTATTATTTGCTGACCAACTAGATTTTTCACATGCCTGCGGGTTATAATTTCTGAAGTGTTGATATGGTGCTTCTAAAATATTGGCTTGTACATGTCTTATATATCGTTTGGCGTGATGTGGGTGAATGCCAGAGCTAGTACCTAGCATACTACTACTTGTACCTTCTGGTTTTAAGCATGTTACCCTGGCAGCTTGATTTATTCCTATCTTTTTTGATAATTGTTTGTTAGTATCCACAGCAATTTTAGCGCCAGCTTTCAATACTTTTTCCGATAGAACTAGGTCATGTTTTTCCATAATACCCGTTAAAGAAACACCAAGCAGAGCCTCTCTAGCAAAAATTTTGCAACTAATTTCCCCAAGATAATCTAACTTAGTAAAACCAGCTTGTAAAGTACCTATAATAGCTGCGGCTTTACATCTTTCATAAAAATCATTCTCATTTTCTATTGAAGAACAATTAATGGTAGAAAGATTACAACCCTGCCAGCCGCTCTCATTTGTTTCTTCATCAACAGGCCACATGCCCACTTCCACGCAAGGATTGAAAGTCATTTCTGTTGAATCGCTCCAAATAAATCCAGGTTCTCCAAATTCTTTCACACTTTCCATTAATTTTTCGAATTGCTCTAAAGTGGTTTCATTTTTTAGAAGCAATGCGGAATTGTTGCTTCTCGCCCTTTGCGGATTATCTATGTACCAGTTACCTGTTTTAGCCTTAGCCATTTCTTCATCATCAGCACTAAATAATGCTAAACTAGCAGACCTTCTAACCCCACCGCTTAATACCGCATCACTGCTATGCATAACAATATCATAAGCGTCAATTGGGCATAATTTTTTTTGTCCATTAGCAACACAACGATCTAATAGCGCTCTAATTTTTTCTAAGCCTTTAGCAAGAGGTTCATATCCTGGGGCTTTTCCAATACCAGAACTTAATTCAGAACCTTGGGGTCGAATTTCAGAATAATCAAATATAACATATTGATCTTGATATGTTTTAAACCTCGCTTCTGCTGGTTTAACAAAGTATGAACTTAATAAAACACCTAAAGCATCAGCCCAGCCTTCGATACTATCTTCAATCACATACTTTACGCCCTTATCTTTATCTTTTGCCTTTTGAGATAAATTAGGCAATTTAGCTACGTGATGTTTTTGTACACTAAACCCTGTGCCACTGCCGCACAATAATAACCAAAAACATTCTTGAAAAAATCTTAGTCTATCACAATAAGAGCTTGTGCAGTTATAAATTTTTGCATGTCTTTTAAGAATAGGCTCTCCACCAAACTGCAGGCCTCTTTGACTGCCAAGAACTTTTTTCTTGTACATCATATCATACGCCCAATTGATATCTTCTGAGATATTTTGGTCAGCATACATGGTATGCATCATATTTTTAACGCGTTCAACGGCTTCTTTCCATGTTTCTCTTCTATTTTTATTTTCTAACCATCTTGCATACTTACTAACAAATGTATAATTTTGAAGCTCTTGAAGCGCTGACATATTATCCCCTATTGATAAGAGTTAAAAGGCCTAATATAACTAAGGCCTGGAAAGAAATTTGTTGCATGATGTCATTTTTAATTAAAAAATTGATCATATATATAATTAACATTATGTAAAATAGTTTGTTGTATATCATAATACACCGCACAAAATTTTCAACCAAGAAAAATCTACATCAACATATTTTATGTTAATGCCAGACATCGCTATAAATTGATCAAAAATCTTTTTTTGTTTGTCATCAAATAATAATGTTCCATGATTCTTGGCCATTATAACAGTTTTTATGCCTTCTTGCCATAAAGACATTATACAATTATTACAACATTGCCCTGTCACATACGCTATGCCATTTTCTGGTCGAATAACACAATTAGACAAAGCATTGCGTTCAGCGTGTATCATCCAGTCATACTTATCTGGTCTATTTGTGGGTAAAACATCGTCATCGAGCCCTCTAGGAAAACCATTATAACCTATCCCTAGCACACGATTATTTTCGTCTGTAATTACACAACCATGTTTTGTGTGTACGTCGTGACTTTTTTGAGAAATTACTTTAGCTAAGACTAAAAAGTATTGCTGCCATGGTATGTTCATACTTGTATTATACAACGTTGCAGCGATTTGTCAAACGTTATCTGTACAGATTTGTTTTACAAAACTAACAATTAGATCTTCAATATTTTTATTTTGTGTGTTTTTAGCCTTGGTAGTATGTCGCAAAAAATCTACAGAAGATCGTCTTAGTTCATTGAGTTGATCCACGGTGTGGATAACAGTTTTTTGTGGCATGACTTTGTACTTTATTAATTCTTTTTTAAGTTTTGTTTGTATTCTTGTTATTCCGTTTATGTTCTTTGATATAAAATTATTAATAAATGGTCTACTTAATGAGGGTTTGAAATCATTTTTTACTATAAAATAGGTTTTTAAGTAGTGTAACAACCTTATTCTTTGTTTCGTTGTTAAATTCAAAGGATTCCCTAATTTAGAATATAAATATAAAATTTTAATTCTTTCAGTAGTTAGTGACGGATTTATAAACAAATTTTTGGTATTGTCAAGGATAGTGCTTGGTATAGGTGAATAATTTTTGTTTAAGTATCTAATGAAATCCGATACCATATTTTTATTATATGGTAAAAATTCAAGCCTGTTGTCATCAAAAATTCCAATTTGATCAAAAATAGAATACTGTTGTTGTCGCATCAAAAATTCGAACACTTGAGACATATGTTCTGTTGATAATGAATTAAAAACAAATGATTCTTCTACATATTGTGAAAAATAACTAGATAAAAATTCTGGTATAGTTTTTATAACAAATATTATTTTATAATCATATCTGTTTGTTGTTAAAAATTTTTTTAAATTTTCCAAAACTCTAGGCTCATTGCTGCATGATAGTCCTTCACAAGATATTATTGAAATTTTTTTTTTGTCATGTAAACGGCCTACATCTTCAATAAGTTTTTGTTTTAAATAGTCTCGATATTTATCCAAATTTTTTATGTCTTGAACAAAACTTGGTCCAAATGGAACTTTTTTTACGTTTTTCCATCTTTCTAGGATATCATATGGATAAAAACAAAAATTTATTGGTGTACTTGGATTTTTTTTATCGACATCACGCTTGTTTTTTTTGTCGACATATGGCCAAAGATTAACCATTTGATAATTATCAAATGTATTATTGTAGAAAAAATGTTGTATGGATGTTGAGCCGGTTTTTGGAAAACCAGCATGTATTAGGACCTTTTTCATTGACTGATTAGCCTTAAGGGTTTTGTGGAGCTGCATCTGCGTTTAGGGGCAAATCTGTGCAACCATCACATTGATTATCAACATTTCTACCCTTACCAGTTATAGCATCAAATTTTTCGCTTTTACTCAAAACAGCTTTGATTATGGCCATATCTGCTGTTGTAGGTTTTTGTAGTGCTGGGTTTTTAGGATTAACTTTACCTAGACTAGATCCAAAATTGTCCCAGTTTGGTGAAGTTTTAGGGTCTTTACCTAATGCACATATTTCTAACGCAGCTCTAATACTTTCTAAAGCGCTAACGCTAGCATCTACCACATTTTCTAAATTATTTAGATACTCTAGCAAGGCCTTACCCTCATAATATATTCTTCTTAGAATACTAATTCTAACATTTGGACCATGTTGTCTAGGTTCGTGACCACAAAATGCTGGACAAGGCTGATCAAGATCTTTGGTCGCTATTTGTTGACCGTTTGGTGGAGGATAATGATATGGACCGCCTTCATTCCCATCAGGAATAAATGCTGGTCCGCCTAGACCCGCCAAGCCTTCACCGGTTGTTGTTGGTTGATCGCTATCAAGACTATCAGGAATTTTGTCCTCAAATGCTCTATAAATAGTATTATGAAAAACTGATGTTGATTTTTTATCACACAATATTGTGTTGTTGAGTATTCCTGTAATGTATGTTCCAAAAGCCATGAAAGATGTATCTTTTTGGAAAAACTTGGTTCTATAAACTCTGTAGTTTACCAAAATGTGAGTAGGCTCTTGACCTACGCATATTATAGACACATCCTTTTCGCTAATATCTGCCAAGCCATCTTTTTGTGGAGTTGTTGGTTGGGGTGTCTCAAAAGGTAAATCGCCATCTCCTTTGCTAGGTGGACAAGCTTTAGATATTTTTTCTCTGAGTAACTGCATTAATTTTGATTTTAAATCTCCTAAAGTTTTGGCCGGCCCATCGCCCCCTCCTTGAACTTGTGCATCTTTAACAAATTCAGCAATTTTTGCTAATATGCTTTCATATGCTTCTTTCAGCCCTGCATCTAACTCATCTCTGATTCTATCGGCAACACTGGTATTACTATCTTTAAGTTTTGTGTTTAGTACAGTAGCACAATCCCAAGATTTAGAAAGCTCTAAGCAATTATTGTATAGTTCGTTTTGTCTGTCTATATACCTCACCATTTGCACCAATTTTCTTTTGGCTCTAGCATATGCAGATGCTGCTCTTATATATCTTATTGTCATAGTGTCTATTATATCATCGGTCGATTTAAAACCACCGTGAGTAAAATCTAATTCCACCCGCTCTCTGATAAAATTGGCAGTCGCAGAAGGTAAGTAATTATCGTTTATTACATCGGTATCTATTGCGCCGGTAATTTTTTGCGCCAGCTTAACACCACCAACTTCATAACCACTAGGACTTCTTGCTGTTAACGCCTCCATTGCTTTTCTGGCGGCGTTAGCATCTTTGGTGCGTCGTGCTACTTCTTCATCAAAATCTGCTTTCTTAGACTCTGGATTTAGGTCCTCACATCCTGTTCCTCCTTCTCCCGGCTCAGCAATTAAACATTCCTCTACTAATTTTGTTATAGCTTCGGTAACCTTTGTGGTAGTAATTGTATTATCAAAAACATCTGTACCAGGTTCCTCAAATGCTGGATTTTTTTTATCGCCATCACATTTAAACTCTTTATCGTTAACCGCATTTAAAGCTTTTGTTAAATCAACGGATACTAATTTATCTACCGTATCATCTACTTTATTAATAAAACAAGATAAGAAACATGTACTAATTGTAGTAGCGCTACCGGTATCACCCCCGCAATATATTTCTTTTAACTGTTCTAATTTACTAATTTCGCTTTGATTAGATACTTTTTCGTCACGTACTTCTTTTATAAGTTCGTTCAGAATTTCGATTAGTTGGTTTAAGCTTTCTTCTCTTCTATCATAGAAGCCTGTATCTTCTGGGCCTATAGTATCACATTCTTCTGGGGTTATAGGATTAAACACATCGGTGTCGTAACCACATGTCTTTTTGACCTTTTCTCCAGCATCAGCAAGTTCTCTTTTGCGTTTTAATACTGTTAGCCAGTGGGCTCCTGTTGGACCAGTGGTATCTTTGTCTAAGCCCTCAATGTCCTGTTGTAACTTATCTAATTTTCTTTTCCATTGAGTTTTAGCAGCAGAAATTCTTTCTCTTAGTGCTCCGGCTGTTCTTGGTGAAATATAGTCGTTGCCTTCCCAATATTTTTCGGTGGTGACATACCTCCATTCTCTCACTTCTATATCTTCAGAATCTAGTTTGCCTGTTAATACTCTTTCGTATCCTTTAATAACATCAAATATAGAATCGATTCTATTTTTTTCTAACCTTGATTCTGTTAATTGTTGTAAAGCTTTATTATACTCATCTAAACTAAATTCATAATAGCTTTTAGCATCAAAATATTCTTCTCTGGCGCGAAGACATGCTGCTGATTCATTGCCGGTTTTGTTTGGTAATGTGTCTTTGGGAACATCTACGAATACGATCATTGGCTCCTCGTCTGGAGCCTCGCCTGGAATCCGTCGAGTTTCTTGTCTAGTACCTCTAGTTCTAGTTTTAGCCGCAGAACGCTCGCGATCATTTTCAGCTATTTCTTGTTGAAGTTCTTGTATGGTTTCTTGAGAATTTGCAATTGCTTGGTCTTTAATGTTTTGATCACGTTCTAGCTCATTTATTTGTGCAATAATCTTATCGCATTCTTTTTTGTCTACCTCTGGTAAATTTAGTTCGATATCAACACTTTCAAATATATCAGAAATTAGCTCAGTTAATTGTATCCTTAACTGTTTTTTCATTTCATTAATAATATTATCATATACTGTTATTAATGGTTGATTATCTATTTCAATACTGGATATACGAAAAACCGCCGCTAAATCGTATTTGCATACTTGTTGTTGCGCTGTATTTCTATGTGCATCAACTCTAGCATTATCAGTATTATATATAACATCATCTTGATATAATTCAGCGGTTTTATCATTGGCTGACAAATCATTAAATGATGGACCGGGTTTTACTCCATTTGCACCGGCACGAGCGCCTAATGCTCCAGCAAAATCTTGGCCGCAGCCTGTGTCACCAGGGTTGAGGTTTCCTTTGGCGTCTTTTAGTGATTGTGGAGGAGAGGTGACTAAGATATGAATTAAGAATGCTCTAATTAACTTATAAAATAATCCATCTTGTTGACCAACACCATATAGCATTTGTTCTATAGCTGTTTTTAATTTATTAACACATGTGGGTTCGCCACTATTTGAAATTTGTCTTAATCCAGCTATGGCATTATCTACATCTTGTACTAATTTATCAATACAATTCGGATCATCTGGAGGAACGCAACATTCTATATCCGGACAAAGTTTAACGTTTCCTAAACAACATGTTAATGGTTCCGACAATGTTAAAGTTCCTGGAGGCGGTACACCTACCTCTGAACAAGGATTAGATGATCCCCCTAAACCAGCATCCACACCAAAAGACCATGAGAATAGTGATCTAGAGCCAGAGCCTGTTTCAACATTTTCTAAACCTTTATCCAACATTTCTCTAATAGCTTGTCGACAACAATGTAGTACTATCTGACTTCTTTTTGCTCTCCACTGAGCATTAGGACTATTTGATACA